GGATTTAAAATGAAGCGTCAATCTAATGATGCTGGTAATAACGAGCAAGTATGAACACGTTGAGTGAACTTCGAGATTTCTTGCTAGGAAAAGAAATTGAGATAAAACAATTTGATGGTTGGTCACTCAAAGTTGGTAAGGATACTTGGACAATGGCACATAATGTTTTTTACAGAAATGGTACGCCACAAAGTCTAAAAGAAAAAAATCTATTTGATAATTACAAAAGGAAGAAATTAAATGACAATCAAAGCAGTAAAACTCGTAACTGGCGAGGAATTAGTAGTCGAAATTACAGATGAAAATGATTCTTCTGTAACATTCAAGAATCCAGTTGCCTCTGTACTGCAACGTTCACAACAAACTGGTGGCGCAGCAGTAGGCTTCATGCCTTGGATGCATTCTGCAGATAGTCCGTTTACTATTGAACGAAGCAAGATTATTTGTATTGCAAATGTTGCCGATGAGGTAAAAAACGGGTATAATCAGATCTTTGGTGCAGGAATTGTGGTTCCTCCAAAGCAATTGATCACGGGGTAACATGTCCGATTTTTACACGAACGTCGCAGTCTCTGGAAAGTTTATCCTACTGCGAAGTGTCGAGAATGGAAAGAGGGTCAGGCGAAAAGTCGAGTATCGCCCGACCTTTTTTCTTTTGTCGCAAGAACAATCTGAATTCACCACACTGGCAGGTGAATGCGTAAAACCTATCCAGCCAGGAACAATTTCTGAGTGTCGCGAATTTCTTGAGAGGTATAAAGGTGTCGACAATTTTCCTGTTTTTGGCAATAATCGGTATGAGTACGCTTATATTGCTGATGAGTATCCTGACGATATTCTTTGGGATGCTGGTAAAGTTCTTACTGCCTATCTTGATATTGAAGTTGGATCCGAAAATGGATTTCCAGAACCAAGAGATGCTGCAGAACAAATCACCGCTATCACACTCAAGATCAAAGGTAATTATTTTGTGTTTGGTGTCGGCGATTACAGCAAGCATCGTGACGATGTTCATTACGCTAAATGTCGTGACGAGTTCGACCTTATCAAACGATTCATGGACCTCTGGACAAGATTCTACCCCGATGTTATTTCAGGATGGAACATCAAGTTCTTCGATATACCTTATCTCGTAAATCGTATCACCAAACTGTTTGGCGAGGATGAGGCAAAGAAACTCTCGCCATGGAATCGTTTGTCCGAGCGCGAGGCATTTGTAATGAACCGCGAACATCAAGTGTTTGATCTTGATGGTATTGCTACACTTGATTACATCGAGCTCTATCGCAAGTTTACTTACTCGCAGCAAGAGTCTTATCGTCTTGATCATATTGCTCACGTTGAGTTGGGTGAAAAGAAATTAGATTACTCTGAGTTCGAAACTCTGCATCAACTCTACAAATACGACTACCAAAAGTTCATTGAGTATAACATCAAGGACGTAGAACTTGTTGAAAAACTCGAAGATAAGATGAAGTTGATTGAGTTGGCTTTGACTCTTGCTTACGACAACAAAGTAAACTATGACGATGTGTTCACTCAGGTGCGCATGTGGGACTCGATTGTATACAATCACTTGATGAAGAAAAAGATTGTAATCCCACAGATGAAGATGGGCGAAAAGAAAACTCAATACGAAGGTGCATACGTCAAAGATCCGATCTGCGGAATGCACGAATGGGTTGTTTCGTTTGACTTGAACAGCCTGTATCCTCACTTGATCATGCAGTATAACATCTCAATGGAGACACTTGTTCAGCCAAGCAATTACTCAATTGAGATGCGCAATACAGTTCGCGAAAACAAAGTGAACGTTGATAGCATGCTCAATCGTCAGGTTCGATTGGATTACCTCAAGAATGTTGGTGTTACACTGACACCAAACTGCCAGTTCTTCAACGTGAAGAAACAAGGTGTGCTTCCTGAGATTATGGATAGCATGTACAAAGACCGTACACGCTATAAGAAGTTGGCAATAGAAGCCAAAAAGAAAATCGAAACTGTTCTTGAAGATAAGAATCAAGTTGAGTATCTTGAGAAGCAAGTTGCTCGATATAATAATCTTCAGTTGGCAAAGAAGGTTACTCTAAACTCCGCTTACGGTGCACTGGGTAATCAATACTTCCGCTTCTTTGATATTCGTATCGCTGAAGGTATCACAACAGCAGGTCAGTTGTCTATTCGTTGGATTGAAAAGAAAATCAACAAATATATGAATGAACTTCTCAATACAGAGGATGTTGATTATGTAATTGCCTCTGACACAGATTCGATTTATCTGAACATGGGTCCACTTGTACAGAAACTTTATCCAGATGTGAGTGATACCAAAAAGGTCATCAAATTCATGGATAAGGTTTGTGAACAGAAGTTTCAACCATTCATTGATAAATCATATCAAGAACTCGCTGACCATGTCAATGCATTCCAGCAACGTATGGAAATGAAGCGCGAGTCATTGGCTGACAAAGCAATCTGGACTGCGAAGAAGCGATATATTCTTAATGTGCATGATAGCGAAGGTGTTGCATATGCCAAACCTAAACTGAAGATCATGGGTCTCGAGGCTGTCAAGTCTTCAACTCCAGGTGCTTGCCGCACAAAGATTAAAGAAGCAATCAGCATCATCATGAACAAGACGCAGGATGATCTCCATAAGTTCATAGACGAATTTCGAAAAGAGTTCAAGACACTTCCAGTTGATGCGATCGCGTTTCCAAGAAGCGTGAATGGTCTGACTGAGTATGCAGATCCTGCCAGTATCTTCAAAAAGGGCACGCCGATTCACGTGAAAGGTGCATTGGTGTTCAATCATTATTTGCGAGAGATGAAATTGACCAAACGCTATCAATTGATTCAAGAGGGTGAGAAGATTAAGTTCATCTATCTGAAACAACCCAATACGTTCAACAATAATACTCTTGCATTTATCTCTGAGTTGCCGAAGCAATTTGACGCTCAACAATTTATTGATTATGATGTTCAGTTTGAGAAATCATTCCTAGAACCTCTTGATATTATTCTTTCTTCGATTAATTGGCACTCTGAGAAAGTTGAATCACTGGATTGCTTTTTTGCCTAAACCACGATATAATATACAAATCTTCATACGGAGAAATACAAATGAGTCTACTCGATAAGTTAAAGAAAAATTCTACAATTGCTGATACTGCAATCCTTGCAAAGTCCAAGTTCTTTGCTGCAAAGGATATGGTTCAGACCAGCATTCCTGTTGTCAACGTTGCATTCTCTGGCGATCTTGATGGTGGCTTCACTCCAGGACTCACGATGTGGGCTGGTCCGTCAAAGCACTTCAAAACTGCATTCAGTCTCTTGATGGCAAAAGCATATCAAGACAAGTATCCTGAATCAGTCGTTCTGTTCTATGATTCTGAGTTTGGTACACCACAAAACTATTTTACTTCTTTCGGCATTGACACCGATCGCGTTGTTCACACGCCTGTGACTGACGTTGAGCAGTTGAAGTTTGACATTATGAATCAGTTGCAAAACATCGAGCGCGGCGAGCGTGTGATGATTGTTGTTGACTCAATTGGCAACCTTGCTTCAAAGAAAGAAGTTGAAGATGCGCTTGAGCAAAAGTCTGTTGGTGATATGACTCGTGCCAAGCAAATCAAGTCTTTGTTCCGCATGGTAACACCACACCTCACCTTAAAAGATATTCCAATGGTGGTTGTAAACCACACCTATAAGGAAATTGGTTTGTATCCAAAGGACATCGTCGGTGGTGGCACTGGCTCTTACTATTCTGCAGATAATATCTACATCCTTGGTCGCCAGCAAGAAAAAGATGGCACTGAATTGATTGGCTATAACTTTATCATCAACGTGGAGAAATCTCGTTATGTTCGTGAAAAAGCTCGTATCCCTGTCACTGTTCGTTTCGATGGTGGCATTAGCAAGTACAGCGGTCTTTTGGATATGGCACTTGAGTCGGGTCATGTAACCAAGCCAAACGTTGGTTGGTATGCAAAGGTGAACACTGCTACTGGCGAAGTTGAAGCCAAGAAGTGGCGCATTGCTGACACTGAGTGTCCTGAATTCTGGGATAGCATTCTTGGCAACGCCACATTCAAAGAATGGATTCGCGAAAACTATCAATTCAGTTCAGCAGTTTCTACTCTGATGGCAGATGCTGGAGAAGAAGATGCTTGATGATTTGATTGCTAGTCTAAGATTTTGGTATTCAAAAAAGGCTATCAAAGTCGACGAGCACTATGAGTTCATGTTTGACATGAGCAATACAAATGCAGTAACTATCAGGATTCTTAAAAAGTTTCCTGGTGTTATTGCAGAGTATTCCAATCTACAAATGGTTACAGATAACCAGATATCGTATGACTTCAATGTGATTGCAAATCCAAATCTTTGTGATGTTGAATCAAAGCGATTTAAAAACTTTACTGGTGACATCTTTCGTAATATAATTCATAGTTCAATCGAAAACGCTATCAAGGATTCAAATGAAAACGGAAACACTGATTCTCTCAAATCTGATTCGGAACGAGCCATTCATGAGGAAGTCTCTACCGTTTCTGAAGAACGAGTACCTGAGCGAAAGCCACGAAAGAAAACTGTTCGAAGAAATAAAAAAGTTCATTCTGAAGTACAACAGTCTGCCGCCGACAGCAGCACTGGAAATCAGTCTTAAAGAATCTACCAAACTCACAGAGGGTGAGTTAAATA